CGTAACACTCTGATGATCAAGGTACCTCGTACTTTGGCATCCGGTGTGCGTTCTGTAGATACCATCTACATTCAATTGTCGACTGGTATCGAGACAACAGATGCTGAAAAACAGCAAATGTTGGTGACGGCCGCTAAAAGCCTGACAGATTCCGAAACTTCGGATTTCTGGAAAGGGCAAAGCTTGGGTTAATATGGACTCTCTTAGTTCAGCATGTGCCTTAATAATTGAAAAATTAGGCGCATTATTCGCTGCTCTTTCGAGCGTTTTTAATTAACTTGTTAGTTCATCATTTGGAGACATCCTATGAAAATGAAAAAGACTGGACCCAGTAAAAGGAAAACTTTACGTTATCCTAGTTCTTTTAGCCCTGATACGATTTCGACACGTCTCTTCAGTGCACTTAAACGTGACCTCACTTCTCTACCACAGTTGTATAGAGAAGTTGAGGTGCATACTCAGTACGCCATAAAGGCTCAGCTTGACAAGTACCTTAAAAAGTACGTGTCTGAAACAGCTGACATTGCCCAATTGGAAAACGTTACATATTCCCTTTTCAATACTGTCAATGAAGATATGAGAATCTATTCTAATATAGACTACTCTAAACTTCCAGATCGTATGAACTCGAAATTACATGAGGATGAGAAAATCCTTATTCGAGCTAGGAGTATTATGCGTCACCTTTTAGGTCCTTTCTCGGTTTTTGATCTTTTCCACTACTGCAAACACAGTAGCGGTTCTTCCTTAGGAGTGTCTTACAAAGATACCTCTATTGAGAAGAAATGGTCATATCCGATAAGCGTTACGGAGGATGCGTTGCCCTACCTTACTGAATTTCTATCTTGGGACTCTCGTCTTAAGATACAGGTTGAGTTGTTCAACTCTTCCCGAGCCTATTCTGGCCCGAAATTTAGTATAGTAAGTGGTTCACGTGCAACAACCGTCCCAAAAACAGATCAGATCAATCGTATGATTGCCATCGAGCCAACTGGAAATATGTTTTTCCAACAGGCTGTAATGAGCATGATGTACGAGAGATTGAAATCTGTCGGTTTGGACGTTAAGACTCTACCACAAAGACATCAGACTATGGCTTATGAGGGTTCGATGACGCAAAACATTGCGACCATTGATTTTTCATCTGCCTCTGATTGTGTCTCGATTAGTTTGGCTAGGTACTTGCTACCTGCCGATTGGTTCGAGATACTTGATCACTTGCGTTCTAAAACCATGACCATAAATGGTCAGGAAACAGAACTAAATATGATCAGTACAATGGGAAACGCGGGAACATTTCCGCTTGAGACCTTAGTGTTCTACGTCTTGGCTGTGGCAACATACATGACACACACCATAACTGGTAATACGGTGTTCCCTGAATGGGAACATCTAAACGTATGCTCAGTTTTTGGTGATGACTGTATAGTGCCAATCTCTATTGCTAACAAATTCATGGATATTTGTGAATTAGTCGGTTTTAGAGTAAATAAGGAGAAAAGTTTCTTTTCCTCTTATCCGCCATTTCGTGAGTCCTGTGGTGGTGATTACTACCTAGGACGGAACTGTAG